AGTAGACGATCCAGTCGGCCCTACTGCGGGAGGCGGTCCTGCGGGGCTTCCGGTTGGAGGTGGTCTTGGTGGTCATGTGGTTCCTTTCGGTTGGAGGTGGGTGGTTCGCCCCGGCGGGGCGTGCCCAGCCTACGTCTGAGGTGGGACATTGATCAACATTGATCTTGCTAGACTCAGGCCCAATTGTTACGGATTGGTGTCATTGGTGGGCTGAAACCGTTGATTCTCAAGGGTTTTAGGGGCACGAACAGACGTTCTACTTTGTAACACAATCGTAATATTCCCTGTAGCCCTTATCTCATAAGGGTTTCCCGATCTTTGCCATCCATGCCCAAGCCTCGTCTGGCTAATGTCCCAAGCCCCCGGCCAGCACAAGGAGGGTTGATGGCACGGCGAATCAAGATCAAGCGGTCTACTCCCAGTACTGATACTGGTACTGATACTCCTGATTCCTTGAAGTATCTAGGTACTACCTACACAGTGGGTGAGACTCTGAAGGTCAAACCTAATGGTTCTGGTTTCTGGAAAGAGGCAGTCCTTAGGCGGTTCGCCTTCGATAAGAACGGTGAACCTGTTCTCACGTTCTACGTCGATCCCCCGGGATGGGTTACGGTCGGGATCGATCAAGTCAAGAAACCAAAGATTGGGAGGAAGCGGCGTGACCGCAAAAACTGAAACGATGCTCATATCTGCCGTGCTACGGCAAGAAGACCACCAGACCCCCGTTCTGGCGGGTGTCCAGCCCCGCTGGTTCGCCACTCACTTCGATGAATGGGACTGGATGGCTAAGTACATCGACCGGCACCGGAAGTGCCCATCGAAGGCGCTCTTCCGATCCAAGTTCCCCGACTTCCAGATTCTGAAGTCCGATGACGTGGAATACTGCGTGGGAGAACTACGGCACGAATACCTGCGCCGGTCCCTTCTGGTGGCTGTCGACACTTCGGTCGACTCCATCGGCAACCTTGAAGACCCGCTGATGGTCATAGACACGTTGCAGAAGTCTCTTGTCCACCTACAGGCCGACGCTGTTGGAACGCAGAATGAATCGGACGTGCTGGACGACTGGGAATCGATCTACAACGAAGTCTCCCGCCGCTACGAACGGGTCAACGAAAGCGGGATGGCAGGAGTTCCTACCGGCTTCGACACGCTTGACCTAGTGACCAACGGGCCACAGGAAGGCGACTACTGGATCGTGGCCGCTCGTCTTGGGCAGGGGAAGACGTGGACACTGCTACGGATGGCCGCTACCGCCGTCTACAGAGGGTTCACGGTGCAGTACGACGCACTGGAACAGACACGGGCACAGATCGCCATGCGGGCGCACTCGTTCTTGTCTTCCGATCACGCCCGTCAGGCGTTCCAGTCGTCTGACTTGATGGGTGGAAGAGACTTCGACCTGCTGGCCTACAAGGAATTCCTAAAGAACCTGCGGGAAACCCTCTCCGGTCGGCTGATCGTGAACGACACCAGCCGTGGGCGGGTCACGCCGTCGACCATTGCGGCGCAGATCGAACGGAACGCTCCCGACATTGTGTTCATCGACTATCTGACGCTGATGAACAGTCAAGCGGGGGACTGGCAGGCCATCGCAGGACTCAGTGCCGAACTGAAGGGCATCGCCATGCGGTACAAGGTGCCCATCGTTGCCGCCGCTCAGATCAACCGAACCGCCATCGGTGAGGACTTGCCGGGTGCCGAACATCTCGCAGGTGCGGATGCCATCGGTCAGGACGCTGATGCCGTTGTGACCATGAAGCAAGTCTCCCGCCATGTCGTCAAGATGAAGTTGGCGAAGTACCGGCACGGGATGGACGGGCAGACATGGTTCAACGAATTCAGACCGAACTCCGGCCTGTTCGTCGAAATCAGTGGCGATGCGGCTCAGGACATTATCAACGAAGACAAGATGGACGCATGACCCTCCGGTACGCAACCTTTGCCAACCGGCACCTAACCGTGCATTCACGGTCGGGCGAGGAGTGGCAGTGCTTGTGCCCGTACCACGAGGACACTTCGCCATCGTTCAGTATCAACGTCCGCAAGGGACTCTTCATCTGCTACGCCTGCGATGCGAAGGGCACTGTCGAATCGCTGGCCGAACACTTGAACGCCGCAAAGCCAGCGGGAGATGACCTGTCGGTGTCTGAAATCCGCAAGAAAATCTCTCAGGTCACTGGCAACATCCCTGCCCGTCGATTCCTGTCGAACGACATGCCGAAGGCGTACCAGTTGGGCGACTACCGGAAGGAGTGGGCCAAGCGGGGGATCACGTCTGACATTGTGTTCGACCTGTTCTCCTTGGGCTATGACGTTCTGAAAGACGAACTGATCATCCCCGTCCACGCCCCCGACTCAAACCGCTTGGTCAGTTACATCAAGCGCCGTGTCAACCCCGACCCCGGCCAGCCGAAGTACCTCTACCAGAAGGGCTTCAGTATTAGCCACAACCTGTTTGGCTCTTGGCAAGTTCGATCATCCGAACCGATGGTCGACCGTGCCCCGGCAGTGGCGGTAACAGAGGGTTCGATTGACACGCTGGCGCTGTGGCAAGTCGGAATCCCGTCGGTGGCGCTCTTGGGCGCTCGGGTCAGTGTGACTCAGAAGAAACTGCTTCAACAGTTGGACCCTATGTACTTGGTCTGCATGACTGACAGGGACGTAGCCGGTCGACATGCCGCAGAGAGTCTGGCGGTGCTTATGGCAGGCACTGGAATTCGTGTAGTCGAACCCACCTACTGGCTGTCTTCCGATCACGCCCGTCAGGCATTCCAGTCGTCTGACTTGATGGGTGGAAGAGACTTCGACCTGCTGGCNTACAAGGAATTCCTAAAGAACCTGCGGGAAACCCTCTCNGGTCGGCTGATCGTGAACGACACCAGCCGTGGGCGGGNCACGCCGTCGACCATTGCGGCGCAGATCGAACGGAACGCTCCCGACATTGTGTTCATCGACTATCTGACGCTGATGAACAGTCAAGCGGGGGACTGGCAGGCCATCGCAGGACTCAGTGCCGAACTGAAGGGCATCGCCATGCGGTACAAGGTGCCCATCGTTGCCGCCGCTCAGATCAACCGAACCGCCATCGGTGAGGACTTGCCGGGTGCCGAACATCTCGCAGGTGCGGATGCCATCGGTCAGGACGCTGATGCCGTTGTGACCATGAAGCAAGTCTCCCGCCATGTCGTCAAGATGAAGTTGGCGAAGTACCGGCACGGGATGGACGGGCAGACATGGTTCAACGAATTCAGACCGAACTCCGGCCTGTTCGTCGAAATCAGTGGCGATGCGGCTCAGGACATTATCAACGAAGACAAGATGGACGCATGACCCTCCGGTACGCAACCTTTGCCAACCGGCACCTAACCGTGCATTCACGGTCGGGCGAGGAGTGGCAGTGCTTGTGCCCGTACCACGAGGACACTTCGCCATCGTTCAGTATCAACGTCCGCAAGGGACTCTTCATCTGCTACGCCTGCGATGCGAAGGGCACTGTCGAATCGCTGGCCGAACACTTGAACGCCGCAAAGCCAGCGGGAGATGACCTGTCGGTGTCTGAAATCCGCAAGAAAATCTCTCAGGTCACTGGCAACATCCCTGCCCGTCGATTCCTGTCGAACGACATGCCGAAGGCGTACCAGTTGGGCGACTACCGGAAGGAGTGGGCCAAGCGGGGGATCACGTCTGACATTGTGTTCGACCTGTTCTCCTTGGGCTATGACGTTCTGAAAGACGAACTGATCATCCCCGTCCACGCCCCCGACTCAAACCGCTTGGTCAGTTACATCAAGCGCCGTGTCAACCCCGACCCCGGCCAGCCGAAGTACCTCTACCAGAAGGGCTTCAGTATTAGCCACAACCTGTTTGGCTCTTGGCAAGTTCGATCATCCGAACCGATGGTCGACCGTGCCCCGGCAGTGGCGGTAACAGAGGGTTCGATTGACACGCTGGCGCTGTGGCAAGTCGGAATCCCGTCGGTGGCGCTCTTGGGCGCTCGGGTCAGTGTGACTCAGAAGAAACTGCTTCAACAGTTGGACCCTATGTACTTGGTCTGCATGACTGACAGGGACGTAGCCGGTCGACATGCCGCAGAGAGTCTGGCGGTGCTTATGGCAGGCACTGGAATTCGTGTAGTCGAACCCACCTACTGGCCTCAGGGTGCCAAAGACCCTGCCGAAATCCCCGAACAGTACCGACTCCCCACATTCATGTCGGCACTTGACTAGAAGACGTAGCCACCTATTACACTCGGACGTGAACGGCTTCCTCCCTCCGTTCATGCCTCCTTGGTTGGTGGTAGCAACGGTCCCGGTTCCCTCCGCCGGGGCCGTTGCGCTTTCTAGGGGCAGACTTGGCAAGCCCGCAAGGTAAGCCCGCACGTCGGAACCAAGCGGTACTCGGGTTCGATTCCCGACTGCTCCACTACTTGAAGTGTGGCTTCGGCTGATCCTTCTTGGTTCGGTCGGAGAACCACGACCTACAGTTGTTGCACTGGAACTGCTGGTAGGAGTGGGCGTTGGTATGCCTTACGCCCCGCTTCTGGTAGTCGTTGCTTCCGCACGTCGGGCAGGTGTAGATGCGCCCGTCATAGACCGCTCTGTTCGGGTGGCTTGTAATCCACGGTCGAAGAATGTCGTAGACCTGTTCAGTGAGGCGCACGTCCTGCACGTTGTACCGCTTCATCGTGGCCCACGCCTTCTTCTCTCCAGCGATGCACCGTGTCCATAGGTCGAACCCTTCATGCTGGACCTTGGAACCAACGCCAATCTCCGTGGCGATGTGTTGCAGTTTGTTCGACGGAAACTTGAACTTCTGGCGCACGACACTGAGCAGGTCAATGTCCCGATGGGGTGACGGCGGTGGCAGACCGGCCAGCAGGAACTCACGGTTCAGGTGCTTGATATCGAACGCCTTGCCGTTGTAGTGGATGATGGCATCGGCCTCGTCTAGCAGTTCCCACGCCTTCTGGATCATCACGTCGTGGCCGTCATGGAAGTCGGAGTGGAACGCCACGGACTTCGATTCGTACCACTTGGCGGCGAACGAAATGACAGAGCCGGTGTCTTCGATCTGGTTCAGACCGATGTTCTGGTTCCACAAGCCCCACACGTATGCGAGGTTGGGTCGTGTCTCTATGTCGATGATTAGTAGGCGCATCTGCCCACCTCTCAAATCTTTTCCCGTGGTTCCCGTTCCCCAAACGCCCAAGGACTGTTCGTCCTCGTAATGCTTCCCGGTCTGACATTCAATCTGTGGGTCCGCTTGCGAACTGACCAAGCAAGCGCTCCGGCGATGAATGTATCAGGTGGGTGGCCGCTAGTCGTGAATAGGTCGGCCAGCGTCACGTACTTATGCTCGTTGTAGCAGAACATGACCCGTGGGCTGTTGATTCCGTACTGCTCAATGCCAGCGATGTATTCGGTAAAGACCGATTCCCGTTCACGCCCTCGTAGCACGACGGGCTTGACGCTCTTGCGGTCGTAGGTGATGAGGTCGTCGACGACGTTGCCGATACCGGTGGCATCGTGGATGCACAAGCCCCCGTATGCCTCCATGCGGTTGTTCAGGTCTTGCACCATTTCGGGCCACGGCTTGCGACCGGTTCGGAGGAAGGCAACTTCGATCCACGGGTCCACGTCGACACGGAACGTCCGCATGATCGTGAAGTCCTTCTCCTTCGCCCAGTCCACGCCGGTCACGTAGCGGGCACCGGCTTCTGGCTCTTCGATGATGATGTTCTCGTCCAAGTCGCCGTCGAAGATTCCAAGTTCCATGTTGAACATCGCCTCAACGAAGGTGGTGTCGATGGCACGACCATCAAACGACGGTTCCTGTAGGTCGTACTCCACTTCCCACATTCGGGACGACACTTCAGTCTTCTTGCGTTCCACCATCTCATGGGTCAACCAACCGGGTTCTTCGGTTGTCCCACACGATTCACGCCAGCACCACTCGTAGACCGGCCAGCCCTTCTCGTTCGCCCGTCGAAGTAGTTCGGTCATCGTGCCGTCGGGGTACTGGTGGGTCGAAGACACAACGGTTTGAGAGCGCAGGCCACGGGCATCCATCGGCTGTCCCTGTGCCGCCTCAAACAAGGCAATGTCCATCTCGTCGACCTCATCCAGCCGCAGTCTTTGAGGGTGCGGGCCACGGACGGACTTCTGCGATGCCATAAGAGCCACGATCCATGCGCCGTTCTTCAGGCGGGTCGAAAAGGTGGTCGGCTCTCGCTCTAGCAAACCCTTCGGTGCCATCGGGTGGTACCAGCGCTCATGGGTTACTTCATGGACACGTTGGGATTGGGCCGCCGACCCACCCAGCACAGTGACCTGAGCGCCCAGTGTGGCGGCTTCTACGACGCACAAGGTGCCCATAAGGGTCGACTTACCCCCGAAACCTCTAGAAGCCTTCCAGATGGTCACAGGGTTCCTGCCGAAATAGGCATCGGCAAGAGCGTGGAATGGAGATGTGTGGTTCTTGCAGACCGGATGGCGTGGAATGGTCACGCCCCATACGACTCGCAGGTAGTGCCACAGTTCCTCGTCGTCTTGCGGCAGTCGACCTAAGAGCAGGCTCATTCGCTGTCCTTGGTCACGGCTTCCAGCGCATCGACCACGTACAGGCGCAGTGCCTCTGCGTGAACTGCCTTAGCGTCTTCCCCATCGATGGTCGTGACGTGATTGCCCTCTGAATCGACGATATCGATGGACTGATCCATCAGGTCGTCGACTAGCGCTTCAATCTCTCGCATGACGGCGGTCGATACGTTCACGACTACCTGCGGGGACCGTGCGAGGACTCGGATTGTTTCGACCAGTTCGTTCGCTTCCATATTGGACACGACGGCCTCCTCGGGCGGGTGCGGGCGGGCGGGCCAGCCTACGGCTAGTACG